CAACTTGGAAACTACCGTAGCAATCGGCAATACCGCCGCCGCTGCTCCGCCGAAGGTATACGTGCGCACTGTCCCTGACACATCCACTGTCACCGAGAGGCCGCCTACGGCGTACGTAGAAGCAGCAACCCCTGCGGTATTGATGATAATTGGCGGGAGAGTCAAGTTAGCGGAAGCATTAACTGCACCGCTAGCTGCCTGGATCTCCACGATCTGGTAGCAAGGACCGACAATGCAGGCTGGGAACGTCGGGCTATAGATGGTTGGCGTAACTGTCGCCAGCGTCTGCTGAATTTGAATCCCTGGTTGTATAATAGAAGCCATGATTTAACTCCCTCCGTTCAACATCGTTGTCATGCGCATTGTAATATACTGGATCATCGGTTGAAAAGAGTCCTCGCCCGAACTATCCATACTGAGCGTGTCCTTAATGAAGAATGGAGCCTGTAGCGGCACCATCTTCCATTCAGACATAGAAGACCCCTGCACCAGCGCTCCCGGTGAGGTTTCCTGCCCTAGAACCAGATTATTGACTACACCATGTAGCCCCATTTTCTGTAAAACTTTCTCGAAAACCGGCAACAACCGGAATACGTAGTAGGCAATTTTCCGGGCTTCAGCACCTTCCTTGGCGATGAAGTTAATGGAGAACGCCGCATTTATTAGTCCCTGATAAGTGATGGGCACCCCATCGGCAAGATTATCCAGCGTCAGCATCGTAGTCATACCTTGCCCCGCCCAGGTACTGGCACCCATCATCGTAATAATGGAGGGGCGGAGGTTTGGTGATTCAAGCTGTATCGGTCCCTGGTCTACAATCACGATGTCTGTAGCAGACTGGTCGGGGGACCATTTATAGCTACCTGGTGGACGAGCCCCAAAGATCGACTTTAACCAGGATACCCACGCCCGCACAGCCAGCTGCATAACGTCGGGGATGGGGTCCTTGAAAGGATGGTATGGGGTTATCAGGCTAGTCATTCTTTTCTTTCTCTTTCTTCTTGGCTTCCATTTGCTTCCGGCCCTTATGCATCATGTAAAGACCACCCGCAGTAACTCCTGCGGCACCCAGGCCAGCAGTCAACAAAGCTAGAGTCCGTTTATTTGGTGACAGGGCATCCAACTTCTTGCGAAGTCGGGGAAAGAGAAACTTGGACGACAAGTAGTTTCCTATCCGCTGCCCAAAGTGTGCTCCGGTTTTAAGCGGCGAGAACGCAACTTTGTTAAGAGAATGGACAGACGCAGTAACCAGTTTTCCTGTTGGTGCTGGTGCAGGTGCTTTCTTCATAACGCGATTATAAGACCCGAGACCTCTAGCTACATACTTGTTGTCTCCCTGAGGAGCTTGCAACTCTTGGCTTGCGCCTACACCGGTTGGTGCCTGCATCGGATCCTTGTTGAGTTTCTTTGGATCCTGCATGTTAACTTTAGCTTGCGGAGCCCCGGAACCTACGGGCCCACCGTGAAAACGCTTGAAAGCTAGTTTGGTTCTACGCATTACGCTCTGTACACTCCTCTAGCTGCATCCCACATCGGGTCTGTATCCTCGCCGACATCTTGTGGATTTGTAAAGAGCCTACGAGGACCGGAGAACAAAGCCAGCTTCTCAGCATCGGTAAGATTCACTGGCAGTCTGTACTCAATGTCCTGCTTCGGTACTGCATGGAGCGGAAAATCTTGTCGTACCAGTGCACGTCCTTTCTCTATACGCCGGATACCCTCACCAATCCGCCAGCGGGTATTTTCGGAATCAACAACCATCCAACGGGGGTGGACCTCCGGGTAATTTGACAAACGACCGGTGGCATTGATGTTCTGGATCTCTCCCATGTCCGCAGTGGTTGTAGCCTCCGGCGGCATGATGATCTGCATCATCAACTCGATTGGCTGGTGGTACCCACCGACATACTTCGTGTCGTAGCAGACCAAGCAATTGGACGCAGTCTTCCGTTGAGTGATCGAGTCTACGCAGGTGCAGTATTGTCCAAAAGTTCGGATGGGGAAGACCCAAACCAACCGACCAATAAATTCCTGTAGACGGATCTGTGTATTCCTGGCGGCTTCCAGGGCAATAAGATCCGGGTCAGCTCTAAGGGTTACTCCGCCTTGCCCGGGAAAGTAGAGATCGTCTCCACGTTTCTTATCCACTACCTGGAGGCGGTAGAACCATTGCCGGTAGTGGGAGCTGATACCCTTTAAGGTAGTGTCCTGGAAGTGATACTTATCGGAGAAGGGCCCGGCGATTCTTTTGTAACCACTATGTTCGTGGTCGCTGCGTTCAACGTAGAAGTCGTAGTCGAAAGGATCTTCGGAGGTGGGAACTATTTCCCAGTACAGGTCGAGATGTTCGACGGTGAAGGTCCGTACCCGGAAATTGACGACTTCAAGCATCTTACGTTCCTACCTGCCATTCCATTATCGGTAGTTGTTGACGGTGTTGGTGTTGCTGTTGGAGCCGCTGCCAAACAACCACTTCAGCCCCTTGAGACCACCAACACCAGCGAGTCCTGTCCCAGCTGCTGCTCCAGCTGCTACCGGGATCCCGGGATTGTCGCGGACAACTTTTGCCACACCGAGCGCCGCACGCTGTGCACTAGGGACGAAGCCTTCGCCAGGAGTGAGTGCCTTGCTTGCACCCGCACCGTAATCATCTATGATCTTCTTCTTGAAGCCGCCCAGGGCCTCGGTACGCTTAAAGGGAACGCCCTTGCTGCTCTTGCCTTTAATGAAGCGGCCCAGCTGCTTTGCACCCTTAAGAATGTATTTCCAGACACCAGCCTCTTTAATCATCTCCGGTGCAATGCGCCTGCCAGCACCAACGCTAGCAATGAACGCCACCTTCTCCAGAGAAAGGTTCCCGGGGAATTCCTGGGGAGCAGGCTGTTCCTGACCATTGAGGGTATCTAGAGTTTCCAGCAGCTCCTCGTGATTCATGTTCCCTACGGCCGTTGCCAACTTCACAGTACGGTCCATGGAGGTCATCTCTTCGGAGCTACTATCCTGCAGAAATTGGGAAAGAGGATCCATTGTCTACTCCTACACTTTGTCTTTTATAACGCCCCTGGTCGGGACCTTCATGTTCATCTCTACTTTAGCCGGTACTGCTGGAATCTTTGGAACCTTGAAAGAAACCTTCTTAGGCTTCAGCTTCAGCAACTTCTTAGGCAACTGCTTGGAAGATACTATCTGCTTTGCACTTCTACCCACCGCTGGATCTTTACCAACAGCAGGAAGTTTACCACCAGCACCCAGGCGCTGCTGGAATTTGAAGCGCTTCATAGCAGCTGCGGTTTTCGTTGCTCCTTGCTGCTGCGCACCCTGTTGGGGGTTTGCTGCGGGAGCGCCTACCTGCTGTTCCTGATCCATGTTAGGTGCAGGGTTCTGAAGGAATAGGGAAGTCACCGGAGATTTCTGCAGGTTGGCGATGACCTGCATAAGGGCATCCTTCTTCTGCTTCTTTGCCAACATGGGATCTTCGGATTGCCCGGCAGCCTGCGCAACGGTATCTGGAGTACTTTGCTCGGCAGCTTCCGGATTGGTGGGCGTACCAATCTCTTGCCCAGCATCCATAGCAGCTTGCTTAAGATGTACAAAGTCGAAGGGGGATGCAATCTTTTCGAGAGCATCATCCTTCCGGGAGAGCATGGCAAGGAATTCGTCAGTCATTAGAGACTCCGTGTACGCGAGCCCTGGAAGATACTTCCCTCCAGGCGAATAGCAATTGTAGTGTCTACACCAACACCTGTAACGTAGCTAATGCGGAGGTGCAGAGGCGTATCCTTCGTGTACCAGATCATCCCATTTCCCGTGAGGCTGGGTGTTGGGACGGTACCCGTTACCGTCTCTCCCACAGTTGCATAGACTACTGCATTGGCGGACGCTTCAAGAGTATATGTATCTCCGGCGTTACCAGTGAGCACCTGCACTACAGCATTGCGGTACATATTCGAGTAGGGAATATCGTAAGTTGCCGTGGTATTATCCGGGAGCGTCACGGTGACGAGCTCCTTAGCGACCGTAGACACTGCTACTGTAGCGGCTGTGGGCATTATAGACTCCTCGTCCGGCTACCCTGGAAAATACTCTTATCTAGACGAATAACTACTGTAGCAGGGTTAGGACCGGCATTGACGTATACCAGGTTGAAATGCATTGGGATGCCTTTGGTGTACCATACAATCCCCTGCCCGGTGAGGCTGGTCGCAGGGACGGTACCCGTCACTGTCTCCCCTACGGTCACATAAGTACCTGCATCTACAGATGCTTGCAGGGTGTACGTATCCCCAGCGTTACCCGTTAGGGCCTGAACTACCACGTTGCGGTACATGTTGGCGTAGGGAATGGCAAAGGTATCTGCAGCACCATTAGCGATGGTTAAGGTGTGAACCTCTTTTGCGTCACTAGTTACAGCTACTGTGGCAGCAGTGGGCATTAGTTATCAATCTCCCCAAGGGTGTTGTACGAGTAGAAGTCGCTCGTAACACCACCACCCATGCTATTAGCGATGTTCATTCTGGTGATGAGTTTCGCCTTCTTCCGTTCCCATTCGCTTTCCAGCTTCTGGGCGAGGTTCGTATAGATGGGGGCTTTGTCAGATTCATTGATCTGCACACCCTGGCCATCGGAATACGTGGTGTGATTCCTAGCTTGCAGAAGAGATAGCGATTCCAGCAAATACTTCACAGCCCCGATGCGAAGCAAAGAGGTCGACGGAAAGGATTCCACCGCAACCGCCGCCAACGGAGAGGACGTATTAAAGTCTTCCACAGCGTCAAGAATGGCGGTGGCAATAGAACGCTTACTACTCTCCATCCCATTGATCAACCGATTAAGTTCCGGGTAATCACGTAGATAGGAACGCACTATCTCCACCAGCTGCTCTAACCGGGTTGCCATTAATCATCACCCTTCTTGACCTTCTTTGGTGCTTTCTTCTTCCGCTTAGGTTTCTTGATGACAACTACGTCATCTTCGGTACCGAAAAGCTTGTCTTTTCCAGGAGTTACCTCAACTTCCATAATACCCACAGGCACGGAAATCTTTGGCTCTACTGGCAGCGGTGGTGAAGGATCTTCAAGTGAGAAGAATCCAACATCCAGCATGTGCTGTACCTGCGAAGTAATCGTCGGCACTACCACAGTCCCTCGGGCAGCTACTTTACCGACATTCGGTAGAGGCACGCTAAAGTCAGTGAGATTCCAGATACGAGGCATTATTTCTTCCCCTTCTTCTTCTTTTTGGAGGCCTTCTTGAGAGGCATAGGCGGAGCAGGTTTGGGCTCAGGAGCTGCTTCCTTTTCTGGGGCAGGCTCTGGTTCCGGTTCCGGCTCAGGTACAACTTCTTTAATAATTTCTTCGGGTTCCGCAACTTCTTCAACTACTTCCTCAACAGCTGCTTCGAGGTTTTCACCAACAACATCGGCTCCGTCCTTGTCGATAGCATCGAGGTCCAGGATCAAGCCAGCGTCGAGCGCTTTATTAATGACTGATATATGCTGCTCGACAATGTACCCGGGGAGGGTAAAGGTTTGGCCCGTGCGCAACTTGAAAGGCCCAATCTTCAGCACGCCCGAATCGAAAATGCGTCGAAGTTCGGGATGCTTTTGTTTAGCTACATTCCAGATCTTACCTGTAGATTTAGCAACTTGTATTCTGTATTCGACCGCCATAGGGTCCTCCAACGGTATTGACGAAATGAAGTACATCTCTAGGAGAGCCCCACTCCGAAAGAAGTGAGGCTCCCGGGGACTAAAGGTACTGCTTAGTACGTCACGAGACCTGGGTAAGTATACCCATCCGCCATCTGGTTGTTCACAGCGCCGAGAGCAGTCTCAGCAGCAGGAGCAGTCAGTGCACGAATCGTGGCACCACCAGCGGTACGTGTGTCACCGGAGTACAGCTCCAGGCGATTCACAGCGGCGATGTTGGCGAGGCCCATACCGATATTTTCCCATGCCCAGAAAGAAATGGTTCGGGCTTCCTTCTTAACGTAGAACTTCACGTTATCGAGGATGAATGCCTTACCGAAGAAGTCAGGATCGGTGAAGCCATACACGAAACCATCAGCGAGCAGATTACCCTTGAGGGTAGTCAGGATCTGGTGACCCAGAACGGTATTGTACTTGTAACCCTTGACCATGACGTCCTTGGTGAGGACGTGGCCCAGGTCGGCAGCGGTAAGCTGGCCAAAGTCTGCGTAGGTGTACTCAGTCATAAGGACTTTGGACATACGCAGGGAACGACCGGCCAGAGTAAACAACTTCGCCAGTGTGGCAATGTCGGTCTTCTGGATCGGATTGACCAGAATTCGCTGAGCAGCGGTGGCCTGCGGAGCGATACGGGCAAGTTCACTCTTAACAGCTGCATCTTCTGCGCAAGTACCTGCAACAACAGAAGCACTGTCATTGGCAGTTGCAGTCGGGACACCGGCTACTGCGTTAGCAATATCCTGGCGAGCGTCGATGCAAGATGCAACGTGGATGAGGAAGTAACGGTCTTCCACTTCCTGGATGTCCTTCACAATGTTGTTCTTGATGACATCCGTAATGGGGTACGTGTAAGTGCGCAGTTCTTCGGTGTAACCTTCCCACTTCAGCGAACTGACAGTGAAGAAAGCAACAGCCATCCGGCGTCCCTTGATCAAGCTGGGATCCGGCTCACCGCGGAAAGAGATCGACATTGCCCGGGAACCGGGTTCGATGTCGACGATTTTGTAGACAGTGTCGTGGTTCAGAGAGCGCTGGCACTCTGCAACTGTGACCGGACGGTAAGGCAAAATCTTCCGGGCAAACGACATCTCTCGAAGGCGATCACGAACATAGGCGGAACCGGCCGCAGCCAACTTCTCTTTTTCGCCACTGCTCTCATCAGCCTTGGAGAGGAACAATTCATTAAGCACGCTTGCAGGCATGTTTTCCATTGGTCTCTCCTTAGGCCACTGTGACTGCTTTGAGGTACGGCACACTATGAATCTGGACCATCAACGGGGTTGCATTTGCAGCTGCCTCAAGGGCAACACCAACAACCCATACGGACATGGCACCACCAGTACAACCAAAAGCAACAGCCCCACTAAGCACAGTACTCATGCCAACCAGGATGCCCTTGATTCCGGTGAAGCCTACAGCAGTACCACCACCAGCAGCGTAATAAGCATTGCTGCCGTCGATAAACATTACGCAAAGCTCTTCGCCCTCGGCGATAGCAGCTTCAGCAGACCAAATTCTCGTATCACACTCAATGATGCCCTGAGCGATACAAGGAACCTTTTCAAGGGCCTGCACATCTGTGCCGCCTCGCTCGGTCCAAGCCAACATCGGCCGGGACAGGGCATTTGCATTACCAGCGAGTGTGCTCAGCACAGCGCTAAGTGGGTTACCAGCTGCATCGTTAAGTGGGCGGTCGATGTTCTCGGCACCCGAATGCAGCACCCATTCCCCGACATCTACGAAAGCTTCATTATCTGGATCAAGCGAAATCCGGGTACTGGCAAGCGAGTAATCCCGGGTTCGGATGTCCAAAATTGAAGAACGCAGCGTAAGAGAACGGCCTTTATCAGCATATACTCCAGTGATAGACGCCATTGTTTCCTCCTAGTTTATCCTTGAACCAAAAAGTTAGTAAGCTCATCACCCTGCGCAATGTCGTCAGCGACGTCAGCGGCAGAGAGATCCCCTAGCTGGAACTGCATAGCTTCTTTAACCACACCCAGGTCCTTGTCCGAATTTAGAAGGGCATCGACTCTCTCCTGGCGGGATGTGCCAGTGTCAACAAGACCACGATCTTCCATTTCAGCTACTAGGTTTTCAGCTTGAGCACGCTTTTCCAGTTCAGTATTCTTCACCCGAGAGGCTTCAACCTCTGCGGACAAATTTCTAAGTAGTGCTGGGATCTGCGCCAAAACTTGCGCGATCTTTTCCATATCGTTACTCATCGGAACCACCTCCAATTAGATCGAGAATAGATTTCACTGAAGCAGGTGCCGACTTGGTGTCGGTTGTGGCGGCAGCTTCTTTCTGCTTCCGCCAGGTGTCCAGGGTTGCACGGATGTTAGTGCATTCCTGCTCAGGTGCTTCCTCGGCAACCATCTCATCGATGGATTCCTCGGTGCCCTGCGGAGTAAGGTGTGCTAGCTTCTGGAGAACTTGTTCTCGAAGCTCTTCGGTATTCTGCTCTTCCGCCGAAGCAGCGGAGCCATTACGGATCTCCGCTACTTTCGACAGAAGAAGTTCACGAACATCGGGAGTAGCTTCTGCACTTGCGGGTTCTTCGTCTTCGACGACCATACCGCTGAGCGCTTGAATAACGCCCTCCAAATCCTGGGCAACCTTCTCCACATAACCCAGATCCAATGCTTGGACCTCGTCCTGGGCCTGGGTTTCCGCAGTATCAATACCGTGGGTTTCCAGATCCGAAGACATCAAGTCGTGTAGTGTAGGTTTCATCCAGCTCTCCTTATTCGGTTTCGCCAAGAGCATCAATCATTTCGTCAACCGGGTAACCGGCTTCAGCGAGCTGATTGAAAGCCTGGAGGGTGACTGCATCGTCAAGTTCTTCGTCAGAAGCTACCTTGTCCATGCCTTCGCCGAACATGCCCAAAATCTCATTTGCTCGTTCTTCAGCAAGAGTGTCCAGAGCGGAACTCTTCTTTTTCTTGCCCTTACGATACATGGCATAGCCACCGCCACCAGCGAGAGCTGCTGGAGCACCATAAGCTGCACCAGTCTGCAGAGCACCCTTACGCAGAAGCTGCTTGGCGCGCTGACGGAACAGACCATCTTCGCTCTTAACTGCCGCGCCGCGAAGGTGCAAGCCCTTCTTGAACGTCTTAGCTTTCAGCGCATCCATGTACGCCCTGCCACCTTTCTTAGCGCCTGACTTGGAACTGGCCCATGCTTTGCCAGCCTTACCCTTGGCGCTTGCCAGGAGCTTAGTCATCCATGCGGGCATCGACATTGCTTCTTTTTCCATGTCGTAGCCCATTTCTTCGAGCTGCGAAGCGGAAAATTCATTGCCTTCTTCGTCTACGTACATTTCTTCTTCTGCGCCAGCAGTCTTTTCAAGCTCTTCCATGAAGCCATGAGCCATCACACGACCGTAAGCGTCGTACGAAGCAGCTACCTTTTCCAGTTCTTCTTCATCAACGTCTACTTCAACTTCTTCAGCTCCAGCTTCCTTCTCCATGCCACCTTCGTCGATATCTGCCTGCACGGCAGCTTCGAGTTCTTCAAGCTGTTCGGCAGTCAGGTCGTTAAGGTCCACGTCGTACTCAGATGCAAGCTTTTCGATGAACTGCACCTGGGCAGCCTTCTCGAGAGCGTCTCCACCGTCAACACCATAGATGCTTTCAATAAGATCGTTCATGCTACGTCCTCCTTAAAGGATACAGTTGTAAGACCATTTGTACTTAGAGTTGAACTGATTTACGGACCTGGGAACCAAGTCCAGATGTGGGCCTGCCTTCCAGCTATTCCGGCCCAGTGAACACATCATATACAACAAACTAGAAATAAGGCAAGGCTTCAAGTGCATTTTTTATGTTCTTCGTATTAGCGGCCAAACCCATCATAACCGACGAAGCTATCACCGGATGGTTGGCAATGAACTTCCGAACGCCACCAATAGACATCCCCCTCCTCTCTTTCTTACGCAGGTGGGCGCTATACATATAGACTAAAGGAAGCAGCAATGCCCACGCCGGAACTTTCGCTAGCGTAGCCGCAGATGCAGCTTTCTCCAACCCACCATCGAGTAAAGAATCGTCGAGGTTATCCAAGAGCTGACTTCGGTAGTCAAAATATAAGGCACTAATAAATTTGCCGTGCTCATCTGAAAGAGGACGTTCCTCAGAAGTAGTGGTGGGCGTAGCCAACTTTGACAGGCGGGAATAGCTATGGGGGCAGAACATAGACCGCTCCGCCATAGGAGCACGCCCGGGTAGTGGTGTACCCATGTGGCTGAAATCTACTGGACGCATACCATGGCCGGAAGAGCTGGGCTGGAATACTGCGTTACCTCTAAAGAGAGATGAAGCCATGGGCTGCCCCACCCGCTTCACAATTACTATGCGCTGGAACTCGTTAGGTTTGAGGATAATCCCCTTACCCAGCAAAGAGCCTAGAGCTGAACCGAGCGGACGGTTGGATAGCCGCTGCAAGAGTTCTTCCGGAAGCGTACCTTCCCGGCTAAACATTGGGCCAAGATGGTTCGCTAGCCCGGGGACATCTTTTGTAATGTCCGCCAACTTTTCTTCTGCAAGCTTACGAACCGAAGCAACCTTCTCCATTAAGTACCCGGTCTTGTCAGCCCCGATAAGTACAAAGGAAAGGTCGAAGAACTTGGTCCAGTAGTTAATCATCCCAACTTTGCGACCGTCGGGAAGTACTTCGTTGAGCCGAGTAGAGATGCAGGAGCATCGGTCATACAGGGTCTTCGACTTATGCCCACAGAGGGAGCACTCATCGTAAGGTACTCGACAACCCATACTGACTGATACGTTCTCTCCCTTCTCCAGTTGGTCTACTAGGGAACTGTGCCCCTCTGCCCGAGCTTTTGCTTTGTCGATGCAAATACATAGTTCCACCCGGTGCATCTTATGGTTGTACGTAGCAAGGACAATCTTTCCGAAGCTACGAGCCGGGTCTTTATTGCAGTTATGCACAACTACTTCATTGGCTATGTAGTGGTGGGGGCCCGCTACTTCTAGGTTGTACACATCCTCCGCGAGTAAAAGCTCCTCGCGGTCAGTCACGCGCGCCAAGTAACTACCCTCGTATACCTCCACCTGCGGCGAACGACAACTTTCCCGAGAGAATTTCTTACGGCTATACTTGCAGATTTCTGGGGAAAGAGCCGCCTGTACAGCGACGCAACCAGACCCGTCCGACCAGTATGGCCCGTACCCAGCTACCGGCGATTCCATAGTTCCTGGCTGACTATCCCAATTTAGGGCGCAGGGAATCCCCAGGCCACGAATAACGTCTCCGAGTATATGCAGCATTTGTCTCGAAGAACTTCTAATACGTAGCTGCCCAGAGTTCTTTCCGGACGAAGGCACATGCCCATCACCGTCTATATAAGCCCCGAGCATCTGGAGTAAGTTCTCCCTAGTCCAGCAGAGAACTTGTCCGGTGAGGGCTTTCTCGCTCTTAACCCCAGCCACATACCCGGCCAGTTTGGCGTGCAGTTCCTTGCTGCAAGACGAAAGCAGTACTACCCCCTGTTGTGGCCGGGGGGTTGTGGTTACGCGCAGGCCATTTTCCTGCAGACATTCCGTGACGCTAGAAATGTCCTCTTCATTATTTTCACTGAAAGTGAATTGGATAAGGCCTCTTGCGCCAAGGCACCCTTCAGAAGCTACCCAGCCGACCAGTCTAGCGAAGCAGGGTGTAACCTCGTGGGTTTCCTGGAGGACTGGGTGCGGAAAGACCAAGTAGTCGCCAGGCAAAACGTCTTTAATTGGAACCCACTCAGGTGCCCCAATAGGTTCCTTGCATTCTTTGCAGGAGCACTTTTGCGCCAACTTAGAATACTTATGTCGGCAGTGCACCTGGTCTCTGCGGTAAACTAGGACAGAATGTTTTTCCGTAGCAACCAATGGGTCGAGTCGGCCTTTCAAGGTTAAAGATATTCCCGGCCCCTCGAAAGGTCTACGCATAACAGCTGTTACAGGTAGTGGCCCCTGGAGAGTTTGGACTTCGTCGCCGATTCGTATCTCGTCGATAGCTACCCGTGTTCGGTCTTTAGTTAAGACTCCGGTTCCGGCAGGGAAGCAATGGTGCCGGTATACGCCAGCGCCATAGAAAGTCTTGTAGCCATAGGTTGGGGATTGCACGTGTACCAGGGAATCTTCCGGAAAGATGTCGCCATTGATGTTCTGCCCGTAGAACTCGGCAGCCCCCAGGGCATTGACCAATACGTAGATCTTTCCGGGGCGCTTCCCAATACCTTTAAGGTAGGAGTGTACTTCAGGGGCGTAGTCCTTCTGGACCTTCGCTGTCTTAGTTAGACCAGAAGCATTTGGATCATACGCTTCTACAAAGATGCGCCCGGTTTCCGGGTCAATACCTGGAAAGTCTAGCCTTTTCTCGAGCATGGTTTAGTCCTTGGAGGTAAGGCCGAGGTCTTTCATACTACCGGGCACACCACCACTAGTACCGTCCCGGAGAATACTCGTTCTTCCTTTGCCTCGCTGTGACGCACGGATCTTGGACAATGTCTCAACATCCTGCAGAGGCATTCCTACATCCTTGAATTCGTGCATACGACGCACGAACGACCCAGCAGCTAGAGGATCCCCCGCAACTTCGGGAGAGAAATGCAATAGTGTGCGGAAATACGGCTTAATGGATTCCCGCTTCTTACGGAGATCCGGATTGCCCTTCAGCATCTTGTTGAAGTACCTCTTCGCCCGGAACTTGGTTCGGATAGTGTCGATGCCTTCTGCTGCCGCCGCACCACCGCCGGAAAGCAGCAAACCCGCAGCAACCATAGGAAGGATCCCTTTGGTCCACGGCATGCCCTTAAGGGCTGAAATGAAGGCCAGCTTATTCTTATACTCTTCGGTTGTCGTGTCGATGGGCATCGGTGCTCCTTACAAAGAACTGGGGGGAAGAGGTTGGTAATATGGTTGCATCTGATTCTGGAGCATAGCAAGCTCCGTTTGCGGAGCGGAAGGTCCATACACATTTCTACTCTTCCGCAGCTCATTCGCTCCTAATAGACCCACACCGGTGACAATAGGGTGGCGTTGTGCAAACCCAGTGACTCCACCAAAGGTAGTCTTACGCATGACTGGGACTTTCTTCCCGCCGATCTCCAGGAAATGGACTCTTTTCATCTTCTCCGGAGAAAGTTTGCCCAGCACGCTAGGAGAAAGCTCCTTATACCCCTTAAGCTTCGCGACGTCTGGGTGCTTCCACCGCAAACGGGTGCCCTGTAAGGGACCAGAAGCTTTCGTCGAGCCAAAGGCCAAATCCTTCGCAGATCGGCCAGCAGGTCGAAGAACCCGATTAGCTATAAGCTTGCCAAGTGCCTTAACGGGATTAAGGGAGAACGCTAGCTTGGCCATCGCTTCAGATTGACGATACTGGCTATTCCTTACCATTCAGCATCTCCCGTGCCATCGTAGTTACAGACTGCTTATGTTGTACATACGCTATTGCTGCATCCCGGCAAGCCGCAGCTTTCTTCAAGAGTGGGTGCGATAGATTAGGCACAGAACCCATGGCCTCACCAGGAGCTGAGCCGAGGTGCACCTCGGTTTTAGCGCAAGCAATCTTTGTCAGCTCTTCGCTGGTACCCGCAGAAAGAAGGGCACGTTGGATGTCTGCTACGGAGAGTTCCCCGGTTTGCACGGCACCCGCCACAAAGTTCTGGAGTTCGGCAACCTTCTCCAGAGCTTGAGTCTTGTGGTCCTCCAGAGTATCCAGCAGGTGCTGGAGCTTATGGCGTTGGTCTACGGTATCCACCGGAGACGCATATGCTTCTTCCGCTGCAGCTTCGCCAAAAAGGGCAGAGGCGAGTTTTTCAGTAGTAATGAAGTCTTCGCCCGGAACGTACTTTGCTTTAGCAATCTTAACCATGGCCTTCCTACTTGTGCACTTGTCGGTATCCGCTACGGGGAACGTAACGTAACCTGCCTCTTTCTGCAAAAGAGTAACAAACGCTTCGTTGTTGGCAGATTCGACTACTCTGCTGGTCTGCTCTCGGTTGAGGGAATGCTCGCGGACATACCCGGCGATTGTCTTATTCATCTCAGTATCTTCGGCGACCATCTTCTGCGCCGCAGTCTTACCCAGCCCCTCAAGAAAACCCTTTGAACGGTGTGTGGGACTACAAGACGTAAGGAACGACACTATAGAGTCCATGAATAGACACCTCCCGCTACGTGATATCGTAGGGAATTTTACTGCGCTATGTCAAGGTCTCAAGGTTTTATCCTTCTGCATGTATGCATAACCACCACTTAGTACATCTGGGCGGGGGTGGGACAGCATACTTGCAAAGACAGCGTATAGCGTAGAGTGGAAGGCATCATCGTTAGCGTCAACAATCCGATCGAAGGTCAGGACATGCCGGGCTTCACGGTATTCTGTGTAAATTGCCAGAAATTCTTCGGCAAAGGGCTGGAATTCTTCCCACCGAGGAAAACGTATCATGCCATTCTTAATTGCATTGAAGATGCAGCTCATTGCTTCAGTACGATTTACAATGAATCTTCCCAGCTCATCCTGGTATTTCACTATCTGGTTCCCACCGGCATACTGGTACTTAGCAATCATGCGGGGACCGAAAGTTCTGGAGAGGGCATCATTCCGGTCGTACCCCCCGCCATAGTCCGTTCCGATGTGTGCAACCGTACGATAAGCGTAGTGCTGCCTTTCGATTTCAGCTACTTGGTTCCTGGGTTCCGCCAACTCTCCGTCGAACTTCTTGTAGTTGAAGAAGGTTAGCTTTCCGTCTAGGTATGTGCATGCCGAGGATACAGTGTACGATTGTTCTCCCGTACCCCAGTCTACTCCGAGCCAAATTGGACCAGTGTGGTTGTTAAAGAACTGTGGCCCCATGGGGTACTGGTCGTCATACATAGATACCGAGGGGTCGCATGCTGCCCGGAGCTCTGCCTCAGTAATCGGACGAGAGCCAATATCGTGGGGCACCCCGAGAACTTCATTCAAGAACTGTGCACGTGGATATCGAGCCCGCTTATCCAGCAGCTCCGGCCATTTGACTTTCGGAGAAATGATCTGCGGAATGCGGAACCCTTCGAAAGGAATTTCAATCTTGGGAGCTCCCGTAGCCACCCAGCGAGCAGCATCGTGCATGGGATAGATCTGCGCACCGCAACGGGCACAGCACAAATATTTGGCCCCAATATTATCTTCCCCTGGGAGGTTCCAGTACCGGTAGTCTCCCCCACCGCAGCTATCGCAGGGAATCATCCACTCATTCTTGGTGGAGAACTTATTGAAGGTTCGGGAAAGCGTGTTGGACTCTGTAAGAGGAGTGCCTGCGTAGTGGAATGCCTTCTGCTCGGAAGAAAAGGTGCACTCTTCAATGACCGGCAACAAGGTAGCTAAGATGTTCTGAAGCTCATCTACGTACAGGTGGTCGGTCATAATACCACGGATCGCATCTGCGCTAAGGAAAGCGTACCCCAAGCTAATCTCTGCCCCGGAAACAAACTCCTTGTAGAAGGCATTGTCTTTAGCGCCCTTGTTGGTCTGCAGGTTACCGAGGATCTCAGACCACAGCAAAGGCTGCTTAAGTCTATCTCGGCTGAAAGTTTGCGCCTGCCCTTGCCGGGGAGCCACGTACAAACTGCGGAGATAAGGCAGCAATGCCGAAGAGGAAAGCATCTTGTTGCCCAGGCTAGTGGTCTTCTCAACCTGCCGGGCGCACATCAATACCGTTTTGAGGGCTGGGGTATCATAGATACGCCGAAAGAATCTGCGGCCCGTAAATGAGAAGGGAGCCAACCTACCACGTATTGGAAGCCTAAAGGCTGATTCCACAAATTGGGATAGGGTTAGACCACCTGTTGCGGGAACTGCTGCAGAAGAAGACCGCATGAAGGCCTCGGATTATTAGGAACTAATAAAGAGTGCCGCTGCCGCCACTGAGCTTTTTGTTACTCTGCTGGTACAGCTTGTCGATTTTGCCGTACATGTCGCCCTTAGGCTTCGCAGGGTTCTTCTTATTGAACTGCTTCCCCGCTGCCGTAGCGTCCAGAGGAGTCTGCTTCTTTCCGGTAAAGGAAATAGAAGGATCCGCCTTCATTGGGTCCTGTGCCAACTTCTCTAGTTCGTCGTGAAATGCGTCCCAAAGAACTCCATTCAATTGCTCTTGTGTAGTCATTACTCCCCCTGAGTCTTCGGGAGTGCTGTAAGCGGCTCCCTGGGTTTTAGGTTCTTAATCTTACCACCGCTCTGCACCTTTAGGATGCCTTGCGGAGATTCCTGCGCCGTCATAGCCTTATACTGCTTCCCCCCACCAGGATACTTATACGTTCCCCGTTGCCCGGTGGCGGAGTTCCATTGCTCTTTCAACCAACCTTCGTGCTTGGGTTGGGCTGCCAGCTTTTCCAGTTCATCGTGAAATGCGTCCCAAAGGACCCCATTTAGTACTTCTTGAGTTTCCATGCCGCTCTCCTTGTGAGATTCGTTGCACCCTTAGCACCACGCACGCCTCCTCTGGTAGCAGCCGAAATAAACTGCAGCCGGGAGATGAGCGGGCGGTAGGGCCACCGCAATTGCCAGGGAATCTTTGGCGAAGGCTCTGCAAGCTTACGCAACACACTAGCGATCTTCTGAACCTGGTGGAAGCTTGGAGGTCCTTGTAGCTTTTGCGGTTTGAACTCCTGCTTCTTCAACTTAGGCATTCCCTTTGGCTTTTGGATTTTTCCCAAACTGGTGTAATCCGCTGCGGGTCGGGTAGTAGAGAACCGTTGGGTTATCTGCTTACTTGGTTCCCGCTCTCTTGTAAAGTCTACCATAGCCCTATGCCAGCAAAGATTTGAGCAAGAAATGCGGAGTCCGAACCTGCATCCGAAGGGATTGTACCAAAGGGTTGCTTGGCTTTACAGCCCCCAGGGCTTTCACCACCTTCTTAGTAACTTTGGGGGTGGACCCGTAACGCATCCCTGCGCGAGTAAAATGCTGTGCCTCCCCGGTAAGCTTACGGGTAGCCTCCATAGCCTTCTGTACGCGCTTAGGTAGGAAAGGGACTGTCTGAGATTCCCGAGCAAGCACCGAAGGATCCATATGTCCATAGAAATGCTTGGGGACAACTTTAGGTAGGTCTGCCTTTAGTACGGCCCGCCGCTTCTTCATCTCCCGGTGCGCACCCAACAAATTCAGTCTCTTGGCTTTGCGCTTAGCTTCTGCGGTATGCCCGCGCACAGCGTCCAACACCTTTTCCCGAGCTTTCCCCTTTGGGGTATCCGCAGTTAAAGTCTCGAAACCTTCGTGTGCCTGCAACACCTTACCCAGCGGAGAACCCGACGACGCGGTTACTTTCTTCGTATAGAGGTTGGCCTGGGACTGGAGTAGTGCTCGGCGGTTGCTCCGGGCCCTCTTCCCCGGACCAACCGTCGGCTTTACATCTTTCGTTGTAAGACCACGCTTCTCGGCCATAGCTTTCCCGGCGCGGTGTAGCTTCTCAACTTCCGCGTCGGGGTCCAGGATACCTGCAGCAATGAGGCGTTTCCGGAGGGGTTCGTATGCCGGGGTGTTGTACGCCAAACGCAGTTCCTCCCTCCATGCTGCTGCAGCTATTTTAATCAGGATATTCATAACGCCATTCCCCGGTTTTAAGGTCTCGCCACTTCCTCTTATACTTGTACACTCTCGTGCCTGGCGTTGTCTTCACCTTCAATACAGAACGCATACTCTCGTTCAGCTGGTGTTTATTCGACGCAACGTCGTATATCCACTGATCTACTGTAGCACCCGGGTTCCGGTTAAACAACCGACCCTTCGGGTACACAGTGGTGTATCGCTTGATCTTCACCTTCCGGTTTTCGGGGGCACGATGCTTCTGCCCACCCAACCTACGGACCCTTGCTTCCGCCTGACGGACTCGTTCTGGATTCCAGTGACCATCCATAGAGAAGAAGCCAGTAGCATTCTTCAAGTCGAGGCCTTCAGCACCAGCACCAGAAAGTAGGACGATCTTCTTCCTACCCGCCTTGAACTGGGCAATGTCGTGATCCCTGCTCCGCTTAGTGATCTTCTTACCACCAACTTCTCTTCCTGCCCCGGCGAATACGCCGTATGCAAGACCACGGTTCCGGAGACCCTGCGCTACAACATCCAGTCCTCCAGTGATTAGGTTGCTATAGATGACTGCTTTGCCGTCAGAGGTCTCTGCCATATGCGCCTGCACATCGTCTAGCAGCTTCTTTACCTTGGGCGTTTCCCGGGCGGACTGGGCTTTAGACATAGAAGGGTTGGCAGAGGATACGTCGTTCAACGCTCTCCGGGCGTGAATGATCTTACCGAAGACGTGCTGCAACTGCTGTGGTGTAAGGTTCACCTGCCTACGGGCAATCATCTTCTTGATGGGCCCGAGCTGGTCCATGATGTAGTTATACTGCTGTTTCTGCTGCGGAGACATTGGGACCTTGACGGTCTCCACTTCCCGGGCAGGCATACTCTTGCCCAGCGTATCAGCCGAAGCGAGGTCCACTACCGGACGCACGTAGTGGGCAATCTCCCCGGGGCTCACCAGAGCTTTGACTTTCTTCTTCCCACCCCAGAAACCTTTCTTCTTCCCAACGGAACGCATGTACCGCTGCTTGAAGAGAGACTTCGACATGAATTGCCCGTTGGTAGCAATGTTTACCAACGTGGCGATCTCCGAGGGGTTATTGTTTACAGGTGAGGCTGTAAGGCCGATGAAGTTCTTTGCAAACTGCCGAGCCTCAAGAGCAGCCTTATGCGTACGTGCGTGCTCATTCCTTACAGCGTGGAACTCATCGAAGATAAGAGTATCCGCTCCACTCCCCTGCATGATCCCTGCGGGATTCTTCCGGAACATATCATAGGAGACTACAGTGTAGTCCGCTACGGGCTTCACGGAATCTATGTAGTGCACATTGTCTGCAGCACTCTTCCCGGCTTCCGCCTTAGAACCAACGATTTGGTAGGAGGAATCGGTAGCCGCTTTAATACCCTCCTCAACAAAGTTTGTGCGAAGACCGGAAGGCACAACCACCAGAGCTTTCTTCGCTTTACCCACCTGCTTAGCCTTCTCGAAAGAGAAGATGGCCGAGAGGGTTTTACCTGTACCAGTACTGTGCGCCAGGATAAGCTGTCCGGACTTCAAGAACTTATTGACTGCTGCTTCCTGGTGAGGGTACGGGGTGTACTTACTCTTCACCGCTGAGAGCTTCTTCTTGTTCTTCCGGAGCAAGCGGTCAACCACCCCACCAAGAACTGCGGAACCAAACGCCCCAGCAGCAGCACGACCAACGGTCTTAGGAACCCACAACTTCTTGGTGCGTAAGATGCTCTTGTAAATATTAGGCTTGAATATTCCTTTCTGCTTCTTAGCCTGGGCGATGGCCGTTTCCGAGAACCCTTTAGCAGCACCTAAGCCTGTACCTAACGCAACTGCCGCTGGGATAGTGCTCTTCTGCCGACCATCTTTCCCGGTGGAACTCTTCGCCATTACCGCCGCATACGCCGGAGCGATGAGTAGTGATGTACCACCTCGCCCCAAGGCTAATGGACTGAAACTGCGGTACCACTTAGGAGTCTTCTTCGCTAAGGCCTTCCAGGAACCTTCAACCCCACCCTCGAGGTATCCACCAAGAGCGCTCCCCGCCGTGATCTTTGCAATCCCCTTAGCCTTACGCTTACGGTCATCGGATTTCAAATCCTTCAAACCACTCACGAAGAGAGGAAATGTCGGAGCAGCGGCAAGAGCACCTGCGGCACGACTCATCCCACCGGACTTGAAGGCAGCCTTGAGTGCCTTAGGTCGGAATGCACTACGGGCCTTTTTGCCGGTTAGGCGGTTCTTAACTGCACCACTTACCGCAAAGTCCAGGGCACCCTTCGGGAAATCCCCCAACATTGCTTTGGTAACACCTGCACCCACACCTGCGGCAAGGGCAGCACGCTGTTGGTTTTTCTTCCTACCCATCTTTGGGCCCCTGAATCTGAATAACTTCCCCGGTGCGTTGTAGTTCTTCCAGGGACATAGGTTCGTCGTCTGAATATTTGAGTAGCAATGCCTGCAACATCTGCACCGCCAGATCCGTAGAAGACTTACGCTTCTCCTGGATCTCGATTCCTCGGAGGGCTATGTTAGCCCAGGTATTTGCCGAAGTACTTACCTCCCGATCCGCAGGATCACCACTCGATACAACATGGTAGTTAGCAAAGGCCCGGTCGGTTACATACTGGAGCATATCCTCTGACCGTAGGTTGAGTGTCTCCCCAATTGAGAGTAACGCAGTCTTCGGGTCCGCCGAGATATAAATGGACCAAAGGTGGCCACCATTGGGGTACAGCTCCGTGAGGGCTTTCCAGGAATCTACAGTCATCACGTCGGGGTTCCAGAAGTAGTGACGGTAGTAGGTAAGTTCCTCATCCGTTAGGATTTTTCCGTGGTGCTCCTGCAAGATGGCCAGGATAGTGGCGTTGTCTACACCGCCGGTAAGGAGCGCTTCAATCTTCTTCCGGGCTACAGCGGAAGAGAGCAACTCAGCGGCCCGGGCAACCGAGGCCTTACGGATTGAGATGTCATAAACCTTCTGCTTCTTCAACCACCGGACGCAATGAAGTGCGCAAGGGTCAAAAGGCTGTGGCTTAGTAGACTCCAATGACATTGCGAGAGCAGAAAGGTAGGCATCGGAAGGTGCGGGGAATCCCCGGAGGAGTACTGCATCCCGGACCTGCGTAAAAGAGAAGGCAGGTTCCTTAGACAGGAGGAATTTTATCCAGTACTCGCACGGTAGACGATCCATTAGGATTCAAGAGTCTCCCTGTTGCGGAGGTGGAGAAGTTCAAGACCAGCGGTAATAGCTTCCAGAGCGGACAATGCCCGTACAACCGCTGACTCAGGAATGTCGGAGACGCCCAACTGTGAGGCAATCAATAGCTCACTCAGCTTGTTAGTGGCATTCTCCAGCAGAGGAATATGCTCAATAAAAATTGTAAGATTCTCGGGAGTTATGAAGTTCAACCCAAGAACCGCATCGACAGTATTATCGTCCTGCAGCTTCGCAGCAACCTTCAACAGAGAGAAATCTTTCTCCGGGAAGTGGGGCATGAGCTTCGCTGCAGCCACCTTCGCCATTGTCTGCTGGGTGGTATACAGCTCTGCTGTGTGTGGCACCAACATAGTAGTTCTGCCATGTAGCCGCGCTTCCGCCATCTTAGTCTTTGCCAACAGAGGGGAGACACCAACAAGCGCCAGGTTGAATGCTGCTCGGGGCTCAGTAGTGAACTGGGTTCGATGTCCTAGTTTTTCTACGGGAGGACCATCAAGCGTGTATTCCCCGTCGGAATGTGTAATGACTACTTCCTTCTTATAGGAGTGGGCGCTCGCCAACTTCTCTGCAAGTCCCGCAGTAGAGGCCAAGTTGATCTTCGCTCCCAGGGGGATGAAGCCCACCAGGGCATTCGGGTGCATCCCATAAAGGCCTGAAGCGAGTTTGATTGCGCCATTCTCCGGGAGGGTAGCAGAGATCATAATCTTCCCTGCTTCCAGGCCGGACTCGTAATGGGCATACGTCTTATCAGACTCTTCGTAGAACTTGAGGTTCACAGGACTGGAGGCAACAGGACTTCCAGCGGAAGCAGTTTTGATGAAGAAACCCTCTCCCCGGGGCAGCTCTGCCCAGGAAATGTCAGTAAGGGTGCTGGGTACGTTATCCGTGGGGTAACCGTACGCTTCGTCGACATATGCATGTCCGGAGGCAGTTTTCACCAACAGTCCACCACGAGAATTTCCATCGAGGTCCTCAACATGAGTAAAGACCAATGCAGGCTCTACTCGAGATGTGGACGTCTGGACCATGTACGCACCTGCAGTCTTAATCTTAAGCGGTGTGGGGGCATCAGTTGGGTTTGCTGGTGCTCGGCAACGAATAGCGTAGCCATTGGCATCTGCTTCCTTACGCAGATCGGCGGGAACGGCTGCCTGATCGGCGAAAGGAATCTCCATGACATCATCGGTGTAGGCTCTAGCACAGGCTGACTGCATCCGGTAGCCATCCGCAGTTTTCTCAAGCAGAACTGCGTCGGTGGGCAGCCCCTTGCGAATAGCATCTGTAATTGCCGAGGCTTCCTTCGACTTAGCATTAATGAAGCCCAGCAAGTGGTCTTTGAACGATGCATTGCTCTCGACGAAGTGGAGCAGCTCTGGATCAGCCATTACCATGCTCGCAATCTTCTCTTTCCGGCTCGGAGAGATAGTCATCCCCACCAGAGAGCAGAGCGATGCTTGCTTGGTTCTACCGCCGATGCTTCCTCCCGCCATATCGTCGCCGGGAGCATCCGGGTACATCCCACTACCAGATAGCGTAGAGGAACCTACACCAACCCCCGAATTTGCTTGAGCAAACGTAGAGGGAGAGTACAGCAGACGATCCACTCGGTGCTGTGCCAGGGGGTACATCTTCCCAGACGCAGGGTCGATGAATACGTGGAGGGGCTTCATCCTACGTCGCTGCACGATGAAGGGCACCCGCAGCGTAACACCCTTGGGTGCAGCAGCTGGAACATTTGGGGCACCGTCGGAAGGACGCAAGTCAGGAGCGCCTTTGGCGGTCACATTAAAGAACCCATAAGCATATCCACGCCGATCGTCCTGCCCGAGAGTCTGCTGGTCGATTGCGTACTGCCCCAGATACGGGGCCCTCTCCAGGAGAGCGCTGATTAGTTCCTTTGGCCACATTGCCGGGTCGTCACTAAGTGTCACACTCGGGGCTGCGGTCTTCTCTTTCCCGGGAGCTGAAGTAAGAAACAAAGACTCCATGGGGTACTCCTCCTTCCAAGGTTTATTCTATAAATGTCTTTCCGGATAAAATCGCTGCTGCACCAGGTATCAGTACAGGGGACATCGGGCCAGTCATTAACGGCACCGTCCCCGTAGGGTCTGCATGTGTATGGCCGGTTAGAATACCCAACAGTATATCTCCTAGTACCGATGGATGCGCTGCAGCGGCACTGCCCAATTTTATATTGGGCGCTGCGATCGTGCAACTCGTCCCGCACGAAATTAACGCAGAAGTGAGCACCTTAGCAACTGCCTGCTGTACCTTAATGTCCAATGCACCTGCTGCTGTACCCTCAATAGTGCCTGCCGTACCAAAGGTGAGAGTGAACCCCTGAGCTACCTTCAGGTTGAGGGCGTTTGCTTCAAAGTGCATGGTCCCTGTGATCTTGTGGAAGATGTTCCCTTTAGTATCGATCTGGAACACAAAGGTACAGCCCGTATTCTCCGGGTCCACGCAGATGGAAACGATCGTAGTTTCCTGGGGGTCCTCCGTGGGGTACGTGGTAGCACAGTCGTACTTCCAGGGAACTTCCTTGGTACCCCCAAACAACTCTTCTTGCCCGGGAGAATATTCGGAGTCTCCAGCCCGTCCAGCCCGAATCTTGACAGACACGAAGGTGTCTTCAACATCCTTCTTCATACCCCAATACAGCTGCGCAGTAGTCTTCTCTTCCCCGGTCTTAATAGCACCATGCTTCCAGTACATAGTTCCCAGCAAAGACTTCGCTTCATAGTTCTGGAAGAACGAGCGGATGAAGTTATCGATAGGTATGTAGACCGTCTGCGCCAGAGGGGAACTACCAATCTGGAGCGTGCCTCCCTTCCGGAGTAACACTGTAGCACCCTTCCGGTTATACAGCGCAATGTCTCCGGGAGCTAAGCCTAAGCGACCCCCCAGAAAATCATCTTCCGGCTCCGCAGCGTCATCTGCAGCGAATGCACCTTGTAGAGGCGCAGCACTCCAACCCATCACTATCGGGTCAGACCCGTCGGAGGGGGTGAAAACGAAGCACTTAGAGCCCACTTCAGGAACGAAATCTACATGTGTGCCGGTGGTTACGTTAGTGTACAAGGTGCCATAAGGGACGCTACTGAAAATGTCGCTCTCCCCTGTAAGGTCCACCTCTACATCAATAGTTCTGGTCTCCGGGTACACCTCGATGACAGTACCAAGCACTACCCGGGTCGGTGAGTCTGTGGTGCTTCTTTGCGGCCCACGTACCATAATATTAGTCCCTAATAAGTAGTTCCATCTTTAGATCCGAACTCTGCTCCGTACGCCACACCCGGAATCGGATGCTCACCATGAAGCTGTGATATAGCGCCTTCGGAGCCAGCACGCTTCAGGACATCTCGAAGGTTCCTGTAGTTAAGTTGAGTAATCCAATCAGAGTACAAGGAGAAGGGCAATAGAGTTACACCCTTCAGTACTGGCTTAAACTCTACTTGCTCCTTCTTGGGGTTGGCAGCATTCCACCCCTCGATTGCACGAGCAGGAGCTACATCTCCCGGCAAGTAATTGTCGTTATCACCACCATCCTCTACGATGGCTGTATCTGTAAGTGCCTTAACAATGACCTCCAGGTGCTTATGCCTGACACCTTCAGGATCGTACAACTCCGCCAACTCCTTCACCAGGTAATTCTGTACAGTAGAGACATTGGTAAGCTCCAGCAGCTCCTTCGGATTCACTGGACCAGAAGAGAGGGAGCCCCCTTTCGACACCTTCGCTCCCTTCACCACATGTAATCGTCTACTCGCCGGAACATGGTGTAGGGATTTGCCAATACTGACGTCCCAACCGCCAACACTACTCTTCGCTACCTTACTTACCACTCCGGAAGACTTAGCCAGGATTGCAGACCCCTTCAGAGTTTCCGGCATTTCCAGTACCTGCCGTAATCGCTCAATGCCGTCTACGATAGAAGTACTGGAAGACACTGTGCCGCCCTCGTGGAAGACTCGCATCGCTAGCTGGGTCGCTGGTTCCCCAATCGCCTGAGAAGCTATGACACCAACATTCATGCCCAGGTCTTCCCGATTACCACTAGGAGATACCCCGTAGCACTTCTGGCAGATACCCTTTGAGGAACGACACTTCAGCGGACTACGGACCAGGACTTTCCCAACCTTAGCCTGCTTCATCTTTGCAATGACGCTTGGCGTTACCGCAGTACCCGTGCGGAGTACTTCTCCCTTTACGGAAATCGGTTGGGCCAGGTAACGATCTAAAGCGGTGAGGTTATCGACTGAAACGAAGAGCCCCTTGCTAGTACCACAGTCTGGTTGTGTCAGGGTCATGCCCATCGTGGACTTAACTACCTGCTTCGTAATGGCCCCGGGCTCCTGAACTTCTTGAGTCTTGGAGATAATCCCACGTCTAACACCTCCGGCAGAAACCCAATAATCATGCAGGGATAGCCCGGCACCGTACCCAGTAGTAAGTGCGGCGGGGATAGGTTTCCCGGCAGCATCAGTAACCATCATACGTGCAAGGATCAGCTGCTGAATCTGTGACCAGCCAGGCTTAACTCCTGCCTGCATCATAACCCACAGGGGATTGTCACTCTTCTGCAATCGCTTGAGTGCATCGCCTTGCATCTCCGCTGTAGCTTTGGAGTAAAGCTCCACAATCTTCGCGTCCCTCTTAGCAGGAGATAGCTTCTGCTTCTTCACTGCTGCAACCTTAGGCTCTACCTTTCGGAGGACCTTGAGGCGGATATCGTCTAGCACCTTAAAGTTGGAGAGGTTGAAAGAGAACCCCAGCCGGTGTGCATGATCGAAGCCCATATCCTTCAAGGTCTGCGCTACCTGGGCGTACTTCTTGTTGTGATGCAATGCCAAGGTCTTCATTAGCTCACTTGCAGGTTTCTTGCTAAGTGCCCAGGCCTTACTGTCCTTAATGTACCCCCGAATGTCCTCAGGGAGTTTCGCTCGGAGGAACTCTCGCCCGGCTGTAGTCTGCTTCTTACCAACCTTAACGGAAGTATCCCAAGGGATCTTCTGCTCTTCCGCTGCCTTAATGAGAGATT